GTCCCATACAATAGGGGTTTTAATCGTAAAATACTTTGAAATTATGGCCTCAAAAGAAGAAAATACTGCCCAACTGCAAAAAAAGTAAAGGTGTGAATTTTCGGCTGCTTTTCGGCTTAATATTTTGCAAGTTTTATCAAGCAATTCAAAGGCCTCGTCTTTGCCATCATTAAGCAACCCCCTTTTGGTTATGGTTTCATCATACATTGAACGGTTTGAAACGTAAGAAATGCCGTACGGAGGATCCGTTAAAACAATATCAATGCAACCGTCCTCAAGGCTTTCAAGTATTTGAAGCGAATCCCCGTTTTTTATGTTTTCACTAATTTCAATTTGAACCTTTTGCTGCTGTATTTTTTCAAGCATTTCGGCCTTTTTCTCTTCCTTCCTGATATCTTGGTAAACTTGGTTAATGCTTACCTCCCCTGTTGAAAGTTTGGCCTTTACATCTTCGCTTGCCTTAGCTTCAATAACCTCTACTTTAGCAATGGTGTCGTGTGAAACATTGGCAACCTTGGCAAGTTCTTTGGCGGTGTTAACTGGTTCAAGATTCGACTTTTCAGATTTCTGAAAAGTGGTTTTTCTTTCTAATTCTTTTTCTTTAGCTTTATCACTAAACACTTTTTTTAGTTCTAAAGCAAGTACCGACCTTTGGTAATTGCTTAAATTTCGCCTACCAAATTGGTTGCGAATCATCCATTCTTTGCAGTCCTCCATCGAAGCAAAGGCCATTTCCTTAACCTTAAACGGCAAGTCATACATTTGCGCCAGTTCGTATCGGTTGTGGCCATCTACGATTGTGCCTTGCCATGTAATGATTGGCTCCCGAATACCTTCTTGGCATACGTTGGCTTCAAGTTGCGCAAACTCCTCACTTGTTAATGGTGGGATTAACGCTTTCAGTTCAGGGTTAATGCTTAAATTTTGCATAGGTTTTTAATAAAAAAGCCATTTGGTCGGGGGCGGTAAAAGAAGTTAGAACTTGGCTAAGGTGGGCCTCATCTTCTACGCTACCCCCGAACAAACGGCTCGGTTAAATTTGGTTTTTACCTTTCATGGGCGTTCTAATGCCTTCACAAATATACAAATTGTTTTCAAATATCGCACCATTCAGCGCCTACTTTGATGGCCGAAACCATTCTCAGCATGTACTCAAACGCATCGTGAAACGGCATCGCATTAGCGTTGGCAACCACTTCGTTAACCATGCCTTCAATTGCCAGCCAGCGGCCATCGTTCATGTACCCGGCGGTCCATTTTTTGTTGCTATACATCAGCATGAAGTCGCTGTCGCTTAGAAACGAATACCAAGCCACATCTTGCTGCGGTTCGCCGCCGAAATTGCTTAATTCAAGGATGTACCCATCATCCGAAGGTGTTGAAAGCGGCCACATATTTTCGCCGATTACGGTTGTGCCGTTTCTTATCCCTCGTTCGTGCCGTTCGATGTCTGCCCCGTACGGGTAGCTTTTAATAGCGTAGTCAAAGGCTACAATAGCAACGTGGTCAGGGTAGCTTGAATTAAGGTCAACAAGCCCCTTGCCGTTCATTTGCATGGCCATCATTACTTGCATCTTTTCTTGGTTGTAAGCTATGCCGATTTCGATTAGTGATTTTTGTGTGTTCATGGTGTTTTGTATTAAAGGTTAAAGGTTAGTAGGTTTTGCCCAGTCAATCCGGTAGCTTGAATTGTTGTGCCGTTCGACTTCAAAGCCGTTGGTTCGCAGCTTTTGAACATCTTCATCAGCAATCGGGTTAAATACCCAGCAGTACATTTCGCCCTGCTTGGCTTTGTCAAGGCAGATAGCTTCGATTTCGGCCATAGTGATTCTTGGCTTGCTGGTTGCCAAGTTGTAAAGGTGGTTTGCGTAAATCATGGTGTTTGTGTTTTTGTGTACTGCAATAGTAAAAAGAATATCAATACGAAAATCAGCGTTAACACTTTTTAACACTTGGGCATAAAAAAAAGCCCCAACCAAAAGGCCGGGGCGATTCTACACCTAACACACTATCTTAGAATGGCAAGGCATCGCCATCGGTTGCCACCTCAGGCAAACGGCCTCCGCCAGTTTCGGTACGCAGGCCTCCAAGCAGTTCAACTTGATTAACCAGCACCTTGATGTCGGACCCAATCTTGTCGTTGCCTTCTTTGTCCTTGTAAACGTCCAGCACAGGGCGACCGCTAATGTATACTTGCGTACCCTTGCTTAAGAATTTAGCAACCCCGGCAGGCTTGCCATCTTTGCCGAAAAGGGTACAGCGAAACCATTGGGTTTCTTCGCCTTTGCCAACCGCTACCGAAAATGTAGTGATGTCTTTGTTTTTGCCGACCAGTTCAGCATCTTTGCCGATACGGCCAATCAATTGTAATTGTAACATGGTTTATTTGGTTTTGGATTGTTTCTTTTTTTCTATCAACTTTGCGACAATGTGCTGTCCAATGTCGGACCCGTTCATTTTGAACCACGAAATTACGTGTTTAAGGTCAGCGGCCCGGTTGGCGCACGTGCCGATTATTAATTCGGCTGGCTGTTCACCCTGCTTGATGCCGATGCTTATGGTGGCAATATCTTTTTCGATATGCGACCTGATTAAGACAGTTGCGTCGATGTAGACAGGCTTGATTGCCATGCCATAACTCCCATCTTTGATATGCTCAAAGCCTAGCTGTTCTAATTGTTCTTTTCTCATGGTTTTGTGTGTTTAGTTGTAATTAATTGGTGTGAAGGTATAGCTATTTTTATTCATTTCCAATTCTTGCATTACCATTTTGATATGCTCGCAAAAGTCAATACAGCGCATGTAGTACGTAGGGTCGGCTAAGATTGAATCCTGCACATATTTGATGCTGTGCATAACGGTTGCGTGGTCGCAGTTCAGCATCTTGCCGATTGCTTGCAAACTCATCGAAGTAGCGCAGCGAAGCCCGAACCTAAACGCATGTTTAAATTGTTGAATTTCGCCAAACCTTCTCTTGCTGTATGCGGCCTCAAAGGGTACGCCCCAATAATCGGCGGCGGCTTTGATTACATATCGCTGATGTTCAGTTTTCAAGTGCATCTTGAAGAATTCATCGTTTCGGCTGTTGATGATGCGGTCGATTTCAACCCGGATTTCAAATAGCCTATTGTTGCTTTGGTTTAGCAGGTAGCGTTCAATTTGTCTGTCTGTCATTGTAATTGTGGTAAAAGTTCAACTTCGATAATGTTGCGGCACATTTGTACTCGTTCGCAAATAGCCTGAATGGTTGCCTCATCATAGTAAATTTCAAACACCTTTAGCCGATATTTGGCTGGGATATTTGTCAAGTCTAGCTGAATGCCTCCAAGCTCTTCTGGGGTTGGCATTAGCACGTACACTAGCTGTGCCCGTTTAAGCCCCAACAGGTGCATGTAGCCTTGCAATTGATACCAATATCCTTTCGGTGGGTTGCGTTCCCACATTGGGAAAGTGAAAACGTCCCAAGGGCATTTAATATCCACAACGGTGTTGCCATGAATAACGTCAGGCGTCCCGGTCAAGAATTCGTTTTCAAAGAATGTTTCGTTCTTTTCGGGCATGAACCAATTCAGGTGTTGCCCGGCGAATTCAATGGCTGCATCTTCGACCAGTCGACCCTTCTCCATTGGGCGGCTATCAATCTGCTTGCGCACCCCGTAGATTTGTTCGACAATCCAATCTTGCAGGTACGAATAGCAGGTAGCCCCGGCGGTGTCTTTACCCCTGCCATTGGCCATAATTTGACCAATGGCAGAACATCTGATTTTGAAATCTTGCATTACTTCAATTGTTTGGTGTAAATGTCGATTGCTTTTTTCACCGTGGCTTCGTCTTTCGCCCAAGATTTTACGTAGATGCAATCGGGGTCGTTAAAGGGGTTTGCCTTTTCTTTGCTAACCTCAGGCAGTTGTTGGCTGATGTCGAACAAGGTGTTAACCAGTTCTTGCTGCGGATCGGGCAAGGTTAGAAAATCAATCACTACGGGTGCAACCGTTTGCGCCTGCGCCTTTTGCTGGCCGATGGCATTTGCTACTTCATCTGCGGTAGCGAATTCAGTACCGCCAAGGCCAAAGGCTGCCAAAGCCCTGCCGATTGCCGATGTTTCGGCGTTTTCAAGGGCAGAAGTTTTGTTGATGCTGGAAGATTTGCGATATTCTTCGGCGTGCCCAGTTGCTACTAACCGCCCTTCGGGGTTGAAGATGCTGGCTTTCATCACTACGCATTCTTCATCACGTGTCAGCACCTCAGTTGTTAATGAATGGTCAGGGCATGCCGCCTTGAACTTTTGCACACGCAGGGCCACTGTTTCGTACTCCCTGCCGTGAATGTTTACTTTACCGTTGTTTTTGTTCATGGGTTTTGCTTGTAAAAGGTGATTAAATTAGAAAGAACGATGTTTGCTTGTCGCATAACCATTTCGTGCGGCACTAGCGGCGGCTGCGCTTTAAAGGTTGCAAACAGTATCGGCCTACCTTTGTCTGGCTTGCCGATGATTTGGATTTTGTTGCCGCCAACCAGCGGCGATTCGATTAGGGTGATTTTCATGGCTTTATGTGTATTTGGTTTTGGTTACTAAATTGTTCAGGCAAATTGCTTTTTACCTTTTGCCAATAGCTGGCGGTGTTTGCTTTAACGTGGCCGCTTGGGCCGCCGTTCCACTTTCGCGCGATTACCTCGGCATTGGTGTATCCTTTTTTGGCAACCCAAAGGTGCAGGGCTTTCATTGATTTGCCGCAGTCCCACCTGTCGGCAAGTTCAAAGCTGATGCCGATGCGGTTAAATTCGGCAACCATTATCGGGCGAATTTGCAAGCAACCGCAAGCATCTTCGCGTTTGTTGTGGGCAAGGTCGTTGCCGCCGCTTTCGACCATTATCATAGCCGCTATTAGTTTGACTAGTATCATACTGTGTTATTTTGTACTGCAAACCTAATACTTATTTGAACACGAAATTAACAGCAAGTGTTAAAAAGTGTTAAAACAAAAAAGCCCCGATGTGGGGCTTCGTAGTATTATAATAAGGTCAAACCTGACAAATGCGATATAAGGGCTTATTCTTTGATTTTCGATACAATCCCCTTACCCTTGCGAATAATGTCGTATAACCGCCTTAAAAGCGTTGTACCTGTCATTTTCTCGATATTCTCGTCTATGCTTTTAAACTCGATACCGATTAACGCCACCCCAACCGCCTTGGTTAGCACAAAAGAAGTGTTAACGAATTCGCCAAGAAGGTCGCCAACAATGAAAACGTCCATAACAAAGAAGGTCAATACTACGCTTTGATACATTACCATCTTCCAAACAACCCGGCTCAGTTTCTTGCTTTCGATTTTCTCCCCCGATTTATGGGCGGCCATAACTCCAAGCAAAGTGTCAAGGCTAATAAATGCGCCAACGGCCACCATGATGCCAGCAACTGGTGCAAAAAATGCAAGTATTGACGCTGAAATGTATGCAAAGGTAGATTTCATCTTACGGGATATTTACACGATTAACCACCATTGGGGTGCAGGTGTAGCACCTATCGTTCGGTAGCCGCAAATTGGTTAATAAGGTCTGCATTTCGGTGTTGTAATATTGCACATAAAGACTGCGCTTTTCATTCGCATCTTCTTTGTTAATTGTGGTTATGTTGTTTAGGCGGTCGCTGAAAAGAATTTCGTCCATCAATTCAACCCCCGAAGCGTATAGCATAGCCCGGCGAAGCCTGTTTGAAAACTGACAAAGCCAAGTGTTATCATCGCATTCAATAGAATAGTTTAACGATACCCCGTGGGTGTAACCAATACCTACCAAATTTGTGTCAGTTAACGAACCCGTTTTGCTGGTTTCAATGGCACGGGTAAATAGCAAGTCGCTAAATCTTGACCGCCTGCCTTTGGTGCAACTTGCGCATGATGTCGGGTTTATCCAAGTGTCAAAGGCCGCAGATAGGCCAGCGTCAACGGCAACCATCAAGTGAAGGTCTTGGCCGTTTGTAGGGTAGCTTTTGTTAATCAGCACCTCAGTAATCTGCCCCGCTACCGAAGTAAATGGTATGGTGTCGATAATCGTGCCTTGAATAATGTCAATAACGTAAATGTTATCGGTAATCGCCCCGGCGAAGAATATCGAAACGCTGTTTAGGTTGAATTTCAAATATGGGTAATCGCTAACCAATATCTCAACCCCGGCATATTTGCCAACCTTGGCCGCATCGTTTGATTTGTTCTCATCAAAGTACCCGATTGTGCCTTTATCAACCACCGAATTAAATCGACCTTTGATGTCCATAAAAGAACGAAAGTCGCTGACAATTTTGTCCCCGGCACGTTCAACGGCGGCAGTCATTACATCGTATCCGCTAGATTGCTGGGCATCAGAAACGTAATCGGCCTGTTCTAGGTCAAAGCCGGGCAGCGTTGCTAGTGATACCTTGTTGCTGGGCGTTGACGTGCAGCCATCAGGCACGAATATCAAATCGGTTAGACAGGTTGTTGGCATATCAAATTATTTTCGACCACCACAATTACACCCTCCGGGCCGTGATGTCGGTTTTGGTTTCGGTTTGTATTTCATGCGGTTAAAAATAAGGGGGGATTGCTCCCCCCGTTATTTGTGAATTGCAGGTCGATTAAACTGCGATGAACTTCAAGATGCCGTTCACACCTTCCAAGCGGTCGCCTGCTTGGTACATGTCGCTTGGCAAGAAAATGAAGTCGTGGTTTAACGCAACTTCAAAGTTCCAAACCTTGCTGTCTGCACCGTTGCAAGTATATTCCGCACGGTAGTCAAAGGTCAATGGCAAAGAAGGGTCGGGGTGCTGTAAAGTACCCTGCACCAAAGTGCTGTCGTTCATCTCCAAGATGCCCTTGAATTCGTTGAACGAAATCATTTGCACCGCGCCGGGTATGATAGAATAAGCAGCGGCGGCGCTTGAATCATTTAGCTGAATTCTGCGGTCATAACCGTAGGTGATGCCAGCCTGCTGTGCATAAAGCCCGGTAGAAAAGCCGTCATCATTGAAGAACGCCCCGGTTGATGCTTGCAGACCTTTGATGTACTTCCACCAAGGCTCGCCGCCGAAAACAAATGGCATGTTAGTGAACTCGTTTGCCATGTTTTGAAAAGCGATTACCTCGGTAGCGTCCATGCTTGGCGCTCCGCTGGTTAATGCAGTTCCGGCGCTTTTGCTGGTTGAAGTCCCTGCTGGGTTGCCAGCGTCAACGTCAGAAGCAAAGTTACCGCCGTTTGCGATGATTTGAATGGCGGCGTTAGTGGCTACTTTACGGGCCAATACGTCCATCATTTTGAAAATCTCGCGGGCGATGTAATTGCTGTCGGCCTCACAACGCTCTTCTAACTCAGAAGCGGTCAATTTGAAGCCAACGTGGTAGCCATCAGAAGGGGTCAAAGAATACAAAACCGAAGTTTCGCCATCGTTGCTAAAAGTGCCGCAGGTTACCCGACCGCCATCTTGTACCATCGACTCAAGAAAACGCTGGCCATAAACTACCTCAACCGTTTTACGACCATGATCGCGAAAGTTGATTTGATTTTGAATAACGTCCGACCGGTTTGGCGCAGATAGAATGAAAGAAAGCAAGGGCAAAGGCTCGGCTTTCAAATTGTCAACCCCAAAGGAGTCGAAAAGGGATAGCTGCACATTAGGGCAAGCTATAAATGAAGATAATGCTGACATTGTGTTTGTTTTTAATTGTCAATTTGTTTTTGTTACCTACTTTTTCGGGGGTAACTTCACCCGACAATGCGCCATTTTGGTTCGGCAGCGCAGCCGACTATCACAAATTTACCAACAATGTATCAATTGCATTGTTTTTTTTCACAATTTTGCTACATGGATAACGAAACACCACAACAAAACAAGCCCGTAATTACGTTTTTTGAACAATACGGGGGCAGAACTTGCCCAGATGGCGAACCAAATACAAACTACCAATGTGCGCCGCGTGGGCATCATAATAGCGTGAAGGCGGCATATAGTAAACGCCTTGAATTCGCAATTGAAATGTATGATGAACTGCGGCGGCACGGCATGAATCGGTATCAAGCGGCTACCGAAGCGGCAACCTGTTACGATATTAACGAAGATAAGTTGCTGCGGATTGCCCGAAAAACGCTATAAGGGCTGTATTTCGCCCTTTGCATCAATAAACCTGTCAATAAGTTCAATATCAAAGCTAGAAGCCAAAAGCATACCCCGTAATGCCTGAATAACATCCTCAATGCCAGCATCGTTTGGCATTTCAACCGATACCTCAGTATCATAACTTCTGATTGTGATTTTCATATTGTCGTGCATGGCAGAATCTTTTAATCAAATCTACAAACTTTTACCAGTATTTTGATTTACTGGCATTTTAAAGTTCGCCAAAACGTAAAGAATAATTGACCTTTGGCGAAATATACCCTATCGGTTATTAGTTCGCATCTATTGGTTTGGTTTACACCCGAACGGGCATAAAAAAAGCCCCACCGAAGTAGGGCTGTTGGGGCTATACATTAGTTATAGCCAATTATCGGACAGACACTTCTTCGTAATAACATTTGTTTATTCTTTGAAGATTATTCCATCTTTCAAAATGACGTTCAACGTGTTCATCTTTTAACCATTGCATTACACCATATTTATTTTCTTCAAATTGCTTGTAATACTCTTTCCAATTTTTTAAAATACGGTTGAATTTTGTAACGTATTTTGTTGCAGTTGTTTTTTTTGTAGTTGCGAAAATGACTTTATCCCAAGAGTCTTCATAACTTCCACCATAATATCTGACTAAATATATTTTATCCATAATCGAAATAATAACTGGCTATAACAGCACCTAACAAAAATGGCTGCATAAGCATTTGTTTTCAATATCAGAAGTTCTTACAAGCAGCCACTTCTGTTAGCTGCCTACCGTTATTCACACCCCAAACTTACAAACTATTTCAATAACAAAAAAGCCCCACCAAAGTAGGGCTGTTGCGCCTATACATTAGTTATGGGCAAGTGTTAGCACCCTGCTAAAATAGAGACACCTGCACATTATCATAGTTCGTTTTATGGTTCGACCAAATAGCTTCTGTTGTATTAGTATGGTTGCTTCCTCCATTTTTTACCATTGGTCTAAAATTCAACCAATCAGCCTTTGTTGTTTCACATACTATACTTTGCCCTAATCTACTTTTGCACCAATCTGCTAAATGATTAAAGTCTATTTGCTTATTCCCAAATTTGTATTGGTGTTCACCTCCATATTGGTAAGGTGGGTCTATAAACCAAGTAGCTTCTTCGTTTTCAAGTTCTTCATAGCTACCTTGTTTTATTTGCCAGTGTTTAATTTTGAATAGGTTTTTAGCTATCCTTTTTAAATCCCTTTCTACGTCAATTCCGTTTAGCGTTCCTGTTGAATTTCTTGGTTGCCCTTGTGATGCTTGAACTAAAAAGCCCATAAATTTCACCTCAATATCAGCCAAAGTAAAATCAGATACTTTTTGCCCTTTCTGTATTTTAGGCAGTTTCAAAATATCTGCTTCACTTGCATTTTGTAAGTAGTGCCATATCTCAATTATAATTGGGTATTTGTCAATAAGCAAAATATCCCTATCAAAATACTTCAAACTATATCTTGCACTCCCAGAAAATGGCTCTATTATTTTCTTGTGTTTTGGTGGTGGATATTTACCTGCCAAATTTGATTTACTTCCGAAATATGGTATCATAATTAATTAGTTTTAATTAACCCACACCTGCCCATAACAAGGGTTTTGCAAAAGCAGGGCATTAGTGGTTTATTGAACATTTGTGCTACTATTAAACATTGTGCTAAATTGAAACTTTGGTACTCCGAAGCCCTGCCTTCGCAAAGCCCCGAAACGTTATTCATACCCCAAACTTACAAACTATTTCAATACGCAAATGTTAAAAGGTGTTAAAAAAAAGCCCCACCGAAGTAGGGCTGTTGGGGCTATACATTAGTTAGTGGAAATTACCGCTCTATCTTTTTACAATAATCTGGCACATACCATCCTACAATATACCCAAAATCAAATCTTTCTCGGTATTTTCCATATTCAATTTTTACAGGTAAATTTTCATCACCTTCTCTTAATACGGTGTCGTGTGGAAAAATTTGATTCCCGTCCATATCTTCACCGAGCGGCAACTGTCCGCTAACACCAAATAAACGCAAAACTTTCTCCTCTGCGTAATCGGTGGTTATCTTTCCTTTTTCAAGGTCGGTTAAAATTTCAGTTAGGTTTTCCATATTCGTTCTGCGTTTATTTGTAATACGTTATAAGCAAGGTGGCTTATAAAGCTCCATCCCCCAAACTTACAAACTATTTCAATACATAAATGTTAAAAGGTAATAAAAAAAGCCCCACCGAAGTAGGGCTGTTTAATCAGTTCAGGCTTTTCAAATGTGCAAGTAAAATCACATTATAGTGTATTTTATTGGTCTGTATATTCTGAAACGCAAGACGAAACGGGTAAAATCACATTATAGCGTGAATCCGCCGCTTAGATTTTGATACCTTGCGACCTTGCCTTTGCCAGCCACGCCTCCTTGGCTGCGGCAACTGCTGGGTTCATTGCTTTGCCGTTCACCGTTGTGGCAGTGTTCTGCTTGCCGTTTGAACCTTGGCCGCCGTTGTTTAGCTTGTAACGCTTGGTGTCCTTTAAGGTCTTTTCAAACAACTGCTCGGCGGTTAATTGCGAAGTTGTGCCGCCCGTTACAATATTGCCCTCCATATCGTAAACAAGTAGCTTGCCGTTCTCCTTGCGAAAATCGTACTTGCCTTGGATTTGGGTTAGCCAAACACCTTGTTTAACAATCGCATCGGCATCATCAACCCAATTGCTCGCCTCAAATAAGCGGTTAACCTCGGCATCGGTTTGCGCCTTTTCAAGTTGCTTAACGGCATCAGATTTGGCGTTGTCAACCGCCGCCAATAGTTCGGCTTCTTTTGCCTTGGCCGCTTCGGTCATTTCGCGCAATTGGTCGCGTTCTTTTTTGATTTGCTCAATGTCGGGCTGCGACTTGCCAGCCTCAATAGCTGCGGCCAATTGTTCGTTTAGGGTTTGCATTTTGGCAGGCACAAGTTCTACCAATTCATCGAAGGTTTTGCCCTTGCCTTCATCGCCAATCAACGCCTTTAGCTTGTTTTCGGCTGTGCCCCGTGCTTTGCCGAAAGTAGCATTGATTTCTTTAAGGTGGGTTTCCCGGTCGATAAACCTTTCGCCTAATGCGGTTCGAATCGTGTCCTCGTTGGCATCTTCAGCAATTTGAATGCCCGTTAATTTTTCAAAGATTTCTTTATTGATTTCCATCGGTTGTTGTTTTAGTGGTTCTTGTTTTTTTGCTACCTTCTAGTTGCGCTTGCAGTTCGGCAATTCTTGCCTGCAATTCGGCCTCCTTGCGTTCAGCATCGGTCAGCCTATTTTCAAGCGAAGTCATTAGTTGGCTTTGCTGTTCAACTTGGTCGATAAACTTGCGGTCAATGTTATAACCGTTGAAGTTTTTCGCCTCCCAATCTTCAACAAGCATATAGCCCAATGCGCCGAACTTGGCTTTCATTTCGGCAATTTTCGGCCATGCTAGTTTTGGTATTTCAAGTTTGCGCCCGAAGTTTGCAGGCTTGCCGGGATTGTGCGTCCTTTCGGCTTGGTGTTTAGCTACCCTTATAAAGGTGTAGCTTTCTCGTTGTTGCGTCATATTTTAGCATTTTGTTTATGCTAAGGTAAGACCTTCATCTGAATTTGGCAACTGCGGTGTACCAAGTTCGCGCCTTGCTTGTTCTTCTGATATGCCGTACATTCTTGTTACGAATGAAATTGCTGCCTCCAAATCGTAAACACCTGACGCAACCGCCTTGGCGATTTCGATAAACCCTGTTAAGCCGCCTACGGTTTTGCTCAGTTCAGTACCGCCAAGCAAAGCCTGTCCATCGATTTGTTTTGGCATAAACGGCTCGGCGATTGTGGTCGCAATACCGAGAATGATTTCACGCTGCTGCGCTGTTTCCAGTTCATCAAAGTTCTCGTTTTCTTCGTAGGCTTGGTTGATAATAGTAACGAAACTATTGTGCAGAATAACCTCGGCCTCGGTTGCCGTACTGCCCAACATACCCCGAACGGTTAGGTCATCTTTTGACCAAAGCCTGTCAAGTTTAATTTGCAGTTTAATCATTCGCTCAACCTTTGGCGATGCGTTGAACCTTGTGCCGACATACTGATAAAGCAATGATGCTACTGCGCTGTCGGGTAGCGATTGTTCTTTAGCCGTGCCGATTTCACTTGTGATATCCTCGTAGCTTCTAAAGTTGAAAGAAGTTGGTACTTGAATGCTTGGCTTTTCAAAGGCATCGCCATAGCGCATAAAGCCAATGGCCTCGATTGCCATATCCATTAACGCAAACAACTCGCGGGCGAACTGCACCATAAAGGTCTGCCACTCTTCCTTCTCAATCTGCTTACCTGTGGCCGTTGCCGAATTCGCTTGTTCGGGTTCAAAGAACATACCGAACGCTGACCGCCGCCTTGCTTCGATTTGGTCGCTGGTGTACTTTAGAATCTCACTTGGTGGTGCAGCGAACTGAACGGGCGGGGACATGGCCAAGGTGTTTGCTTCGCCCATTCGGGTTGTGGCGGCTACTTCGTATATCCCCGTTGGACTGTGATTTAGGTTCTTGCCCGATCCGTTACATTTGCCGCAGGCAGAATAGCCGTTTGATTCGTTGTTCCAAACCTGACCGCCATCGCAGCCAGCAGCATCGCACCTGTCAACTACGGCAATAATTATCGGGAAAGCCAAACGATACGTCGACATCATTAGGTTGCTTTCCAGCCGAATGACCGTGTTAAGGTGTGGGATTGCATCGGCAAAGGCAGACCGATATAACACCTCGCCATCCTTCATTTCGGGCTTGCCGCCTAACTTCCATGCTGGCAAATATCCCCAGCCGTGCCGAAACACTTCAACCACTTCAAAGGTCAAGTTACCTTTGGCATCTTTGCCGTTAACGTATGCCTCGTAAATCGCCATACTATCAACGTACTTAAAGCCCATTTTATCGCCATCTTTGCCGTTCCAAAGTAAGGCATACTCCCCAGCCTTGTAACCTGCAACGTACTTCTCCTCGTAGATTTTGGCTACTGGCGAAATCAACTCCGACTGGTCAACCACTTCGTATTCGTTGCCTTCTTCATCAATAGCGGCCTTCATCGGCAAGTATTCAGGGCAAACCAAAAGCAATTGGTTAGGGTAGTTTATCTTGCGCTCCCGAACGATGTCAAAAAAGTAGGCTTCGATGCTGTAGTATTCGGGATAAAGCCCATAGAAATACTCCTTCTGTTCATCATTCGGCCACTCAATAGAATAGTTTTGGCTATTGGCAACGGCCTTGGTTCTGTTCAGGGCCCTGTTCCATTCGGTGTTGGTTGTTGGTTCATAAAGCCCCTTTTGGTATTCCCATTCTTCGGGCTGCTGGTTCGGTGCTTTTGACCGCAATATTTCGTAGGGGAATTGGTTGGCCTCGGCATGCACACAAACCGCATTGTGTTCACGAATCGTGTACTCGTATATTTCTGTGAACTCCGGTAAACTTTCGTAATATGCCTCGGTTTGAAAGGTCTTGTCGTACTTGCTGGGCATGCCAACAATGTTTCGTTTTTTACGAATTTCTTTTGCGGCGTGGTCAATTAGGGCGAAGATGTCTGCCATGTGGCTGGTTTTTTCATAAAAATACGTAATCTACTTTATATGCTTCAAAAGTTCTTTTAGCGGCAAGCGAATAACAGCATCGGTGTAATCGTGATGTCCCGCCAAAATAAGGCAATTGCCATCGGCATCAATCTCTAAATGGCTGGGAAAGGTAACGAAATCCAGCATCGGCTTGCGCCAAGTATGGGGGGCCGGGGGTATATCC